GATCATTGTCTGGAGCAGGTATTGACTTTGGTTCTAGTATGTTTGAAATGCAAAGACGTGCCGCTGAAGCAGGATTAAACATGGCTACCTTAGCAGGTACAATACAAGAAAATTCACAGATGTTAGCAGTAGCATTTGGCGGCGCAACTACAGGTGCTGATAGATTTTCTAAAATTTCAAAATATGTACAGCAATCACAAACAGATTTTTCTAAACTAGGTATGACAATGGAAGATGTAACTGAATTTACAGCTGACTATATTGACTTACAAAGAATTCAAGGTAGATTGAAAGATCGTTCTGATAGAAGTCTTGCTAAAGGCACACAGAATTATATTATGCAACTTGATGCACTTGCTAAAATTACAGGTATGTCTAGAAAGCAAGCCGCAGAAGAATTAAAAGCTCAAAGTACTGATAAGAGATTACAAGCATTGTTCATGAACATGGATTCTAGCGTTCAAGAACAAATGAATGCTAGTTTAGCATTGATCAAAGGCGGAAGTCCAGAAATGGAAGACGCAATAAAAGAATTGATTGCAACTAACGGTGCTCCATTAAGTGACTTTGGAAAGAGTTTGCTACGAACTAATCCAGAGTTTGCAACAATGGCACAAGGATTGAGAGATGGTTCTTTATCAGCAGATGATTTTGCAGAGATGACTAACTTGCAAGTAGAAGAAGCAAAAAGGTTTGTTAAGGAAAATGCGGCAGTAATTGCACAATCACAAGCACTAGGTGATACTACATATGATGCTGTATTAGCACTAGCAAAAATGGGTGAAGTTGGTGGAAAACTTAGTGATGCAGAACAAAAACAATTAGATGCTATTGCGGCTAAAGATAAAACACTTACTGACTTTGATAGTATGATTGAAAAGATACGTAGTACTATCTTAGTTAAATTGCTTGACTCAGGTATATTTGACAAACTGCAAAAAGTAATGTCAGACCTTACAGCATGGTTCAACAAAGACGAAACACAAACATCTATTCAGGGATTTGTTGATAGACTAGGAACATTGTTTGACAACCTTGGTACAATGGTTGAAGACTTTAAAAAGGACTGGGGCAAGTTAAGCATTGGTGAACTAGTAACCAAGTATCTTATTAATCCTATCAAAACATTATTTGGTGCTGACACAGGTCCGCCACCAGGACATCCGGAGCATAATAAAAATGCAGGTTCGAAATCAAGTGGACTAATGGGAGGATTGTTTGAATCATTAGGTCCAATAATTGAAAAATTTGAATCGTGGGGTAAAGCATTAATGTGGGGCGGTATTGGTGCCGCGGCTGTATTAATTGGATTCACAGCGGCTGTTGCGGCTATGGCGGCTCCGTTAGCATTAGCAACGCCAGGCGTTTTGGCAATTGGAGTAGCATTTGCCGGAGTAGGTGTAGCAGGATTTGGAATTGCGGCGTTGATAGATTCGATCACCACATCTGTTGACAATGTTGCAGTTGGATTGAAAAAGTTTGAAGACCTTGATTCAAAAAAATTAGGTGACGTTGGTGGGGCCTTAAAACCACTTACAGATAATATTATGGGTCTTGCTAAAGGCGGTGTTGTTGCATCGTTTATGAGTGAAGGCGTATTAGAAAAAATTGCCGCAGGCGTTAAATCGTTTGAAGGTATTGATTCTAAATCAATGAAGGATATGGGTCCTGCATTAACTAGTTTACAAACAGGTATTGCGGCATTTACCGGTGACGGTATTATGGATAGCTTTAGTAAATTCATTGGCGGATTGTTTGGCAATGATGGTGGAATGAAAGATATGGCTGACGACCTTGAGGCGTTTGCTGATATTGATTCCGCTGGAATTAAAGCTATTGGAGATGGGTTACAAGGCATTGCGGCATATATTGAAACTATGGATGGTGCAAACCTTAAACAAGTAACCAAAAACTTAAAAGAATTAATTAAACAAATTGGACAATACAACGAAGAATACAAAAATATGGATGCTGAAACCAAAGCATCGTTTACTAAAGTATTAAATGTCAATAATGAGAGTCAAGATAAGTCGAGTAGCTTACTGAATCAGTTAAATAGTACTAACACACTTATATTAGATGAACTTAAAAAACAAACTAAAGGTGGAAAAGCTATGACAAACGCAATATCAGGAGCGGCATAATGAGTTGGAAACGTTATTTTACGCCAGTTCCAACAGGTTCTGCCCAAGACGGCAGTTATAGCCCACTTGGCGGAAGTACTAACCAAGGTATGGGTCCTGCCCAAGCAAACTATTCAAGTTACTTGCCAGATGTATATGTAGGTTCTCCAAATCGTGTTGAAAGATACGGACAATATAACACTATGGACAACGATAGTGAAGTAAATGCCGCATTAGACATTTTAGCAGAATTTACAACCCAAAAAAATACTTCAAACAGAAGTCCGTTTGTTATGGATTTCAAATCTGATGCAACTAATACAGAAGTACAAACACTTAAACTATACTTACAACAGTGGTGTAAAGTACAAAACTTTGAAACAAAAATGTTTCGTATTTTACGTAATGTATTCAAGTATGGTGATGCATTTTTTATTAGAGATCCAGAAACTAAAAAATGGCATTACATTGATCCTGCAAACGTTACAAAGATTATTGTTAACGAATCAGAAGGTAAAAAACCTGAACAGTATGTTATTAAAAATGTAAACTTAAACTTTGTTTCAAACGTAGCAACTACTCCATTACAAACAAACGGTAATGTTACAGGCGGTGGCGAAGGTTACATGACTGGTGGCTCACGTGGAATGACAGGTGCACCTAACCAAGCATTACAAGGTGGACGTTTTGCAAAAGGCGAATCAGAGTTTGCAGTTGATGCAGAACATATTGTACACCTAAGTTTATCAGAAGGGTTAGACAACAACTTCCCATTTGGTAACAGTTTGTTAGAAAGTATATTTAAAGTATACAAACAAAAAGAATTATTAGAAGATGCTATTATTATTTACAGAGTGCAAAGAGCACCTGAACGTAGAGTATTTTACGTTGACGTAGGTAATATGCCATCACACTTGGCAATGCAATTTGTTGAACGTGTAAAAACAGATATACACCAAAGACGTATTCCAAGTAGTACAGGTGGAGGAAATAATGTTATTGACTCTAGCTATAACCCATTAAGCATTAACGAAGATTACTTCTTTCCGCAAACAGCAGAAGGACGTGGATCTAAAGTTGAAACACTACCAGGTGGTACAAACTTAGGAGAGATTGATGATCTTAGATATTTTACTAATAAGTTGGTACGCGGTTTGCGTATTCCTAGTTCTTATCTTCCTACAGGGCCTGACGATGGTGCTAGTGCATTCCAAGATGGGCGAGTGGGTACTGCGTACATTCAAGAGTTACGCTTTAACACCTATTGCGAAAGACTACAAGGACTTTTAACAGAACAATTTAATCAAGACTTTAAACGCTACCTATTAGAAAAAGGTATTAACATTGACACAGCAATGTTTGACCTAAGGATGCAACCACCACAAAACTTTGCAAGTTACAGACAATCAGAACTTGACAATGCAAGAGTTGGAACATTTACTCAAATGGCGGCTATACCTTATGTGTCAAATAGATTTGCACTTAAACGTTTCTTAGGACTAAGTGCAGAAGAAGTTGCAGAGAACGAAAAGTTCTGGCGTGAAGAAAATGACGAAAACTTAACTCCAGTTCCAACAGACGCCGCAGGCGAAATGCGTGGAGCAGGTGTTAGTGCCGCAGGCATGAGTGCAGACCTTGGCGGAATGGAAGATGAAGCAGTTGATCCAGACGCACCGGCACCAGAAGATGGCGGAGCAGGCACACCACCAGAAACAGTAACAGGCGATGATGCCCCAGTACCAGGCGCTGAAGGATAAATATTAACATGATACTACGTGAACTATTTTATTTTGATAAAGAAACTTTGGAGCCAGTTGAAAACAACGCTTACGATCCCAAGTCTGATGATTCAATTATGAAAAAAGACGACACACGTAAGACACGTTTAACATTACGTCAGATAAACAAAATGCGTAAAGCATCTGATTTGCACAAAGAGGAGCAGGACAAGGAATTACATTTCGTAAGACAAATGTATGGACTTGCCGCGAATGCAGAACAGGCTGTTTAAAAATGTCAATAGCATTTGTTATTGGTAACGGCACGTCAAGAAAACCTATACCCTTAGAACCACTTAAAGCACACGGAACATTATATGCCTGTAACGCTGTTTACAGATCAGGATTAAGACCTGACTATCTTGTTGCTGTAGATACTAAGATGGTTACTGAAATTAACAATTCAAAGTATCAACACGAAAACAAAGTTTGGACTAATCCAAACAAACTATACGAAAAATTTCATTGCTTTAACTACTTTGCTGATCCTTTAGGTTGGTCAAGTGGACCTACAGCATTATGGTTAGCATCTTATGGTGCAGATCATCAACACAGCGAAATATACATACTAGGCTTTGATTTTGAAGGAATAGATGG